GCTGGGTGGCCACATCATTGTCCAAAGTGACCACTTTATCCTCGGCCTCTGACCAGGTGCGGTCGGCATCCTTGGTGTTCTTGGGTGGGTAGTAGTCAATGGCACCCTCGACCAGGTAGCGGTCCACCCTACGCTGGAAATCAATGACGGCCTTGGCAATCTCCTGACAGGTGGCTGGGTGCCGCTTGAACAGGAAGACACGCAGGCGGCTGCCCTTGAATAGGGTGCACACTGCGCCCCACTCGGCACCGATGATGTCCATCTGCGCCTGCAGCTGGAGCGGCCCCTGGTAGAGCGGTGGGCTGTCGGTCGGCTCAATGGCCGTCAGCTTGGCCTCCATCACGCCAACCCCATTGAGTGCAATCTCATCCGAGTCCATGACATAGATGCCAGCATCCGGGTTGTGCTTGACCACCAGGCCGTTGCCGTCTGCAGACCCGTCGAGGCTGCAGGCCAGCTTGATGAGCGGATGGAAGTAGGCCTCGGTGTGGTCTAGGTTGAGATTCTCCAGGCCAATGCGCAGGGCAGCCTGCTCCAGGATGGTGGTCTCCAGCAGATTGCCCCAGTCGGCCGGCTCGGAGTCCTCCAGGTCGGGGCGAGGGATACCCTTGGTGGCATCGATTGCACGCATCAGGCAATCGTTGGGTGACTGATACGGGCTGTGCCCCATAATGGCCGGCACGATGCTGGCCGATGCCATTGTGTCGGGCGTGACTTTACCTACCATTTTTCTTCTCCTTGGCTAGGGTATACCGAGCAAAGCTCTTGCCGTTCTCGGTAACCATTGTGGAAACGATATTGTGGCCCTGCTGACGCAGCTCCCGCACCCTTGCAGCCAGGCGCAGGCACCCACACCCCTGCAGGGCTTCTATGGGGCTGAGTGGCCCCTTCTCCAGGGCCTCTAGGACCCATTGGTTCTGGCTCATGGTCAGGCCCCCAGCAGGAACAGTACGGCCAACAGGGACACGATCATTACAGCGAACCCTACGGCCTCGGCCAGGGGCACCCACCAGGGCCTATAGAACAGGTTGCGGGTGGTCTCTTCAAAGTCAGGTCTCTTCATTGCGCTTCTCCTAGTTAAGCGGCACGGGCAAGCAGGCGGGATACCTGTGCTGAGTGCCACTGGGTTGAGCCGGTCGATGTCTTGATGCCCCGCTCGGTCAGACCGGCTGCGATCTGGCGGGTGGTGGTCATACCTTGGGCCTTGAGGTCACGCACGATAATGAGTGCCTGGGGGTCTGCTTTGGAGGTGGCGGCCAGCTGCGCTGCACGGGCAAGGCCACCAGCACGGGGATTGGGTGAGCCAAGTTTCTGGCCACGGGCCTTGGCTGCTGCAAGAGCGGCCTTGGTGCGCTGACTGATCTTCTCTGCTTCTTCTTCGTTGATGCAGGCCTCAATGTGCAGGCGAAACTTGTCTGCATGGGGGTTGTCTGCGATCACAAAGGGCACGCCAGACTCAATGAGGGTGGCGATGAAGAGAACTTTACGGGCCAGGCGATCCTGCTTGGCCACCACCAGGGTGGCACCAGTCTGCTTGGCGAGTTCCATGGCACTGGCCAGGACAGGTCTGGCACTGTTGCGGCCAGACTCGATCTCGGTCATCTCGGCAATGACGGGACGGCCGGCAGCGAAGTTCTGCACCAGGGCCTTCTGGGCTTCCAGCCCGAGGCCGGAGCGTTCTTGTTTATTGGTGCTGACTCGGTAGTAGGCGATGTACATTTTCAATCTCCCTTGTGGGTAGTTGATGGGGGCCGAAGCCCCCGGTGGATTAGATGGCGTTTAGAAGGTCGATGCTAATTGTGCTGGCAGGGTCGGCATTGAATTTCTTGTTGCGGACATAGTTCTTATCGTCCCAGTCCCAGGCCAGCCCAGCATACTTTTGGTTCGCTATCGCCATGCACTCTTTGCGAGTGTCCTTGGAGACGCTGAAAAGATAAGCGCCATTCGGCTCATCAGCGGATGGTGTTGCGTAGATGTTGAGTGTGAACATTTTCAATCTCCTTGGTTGGTAGTTGAACGACAGATATCGCCTGCCGTTGATCGAACATTGAGGCAATGCGATATCGCTGTCAAGCAGAGAATGCAATAACCCTGCAACTTTGCGGGGCTTTACCCGGTTGCACCTGTGGATAACTTGGGATATCTTCCCGATATCAGAGGAGGGAAGTATGCAAAACAAACCCAAGTTGCAGCCACTGCTGGTGCGCCTGTATCCAGACACCAGGGCCATGCTAGACCGGGCCTGCGAAGAGCAGAGGCGATCCCGTGCGGCCATCATCAATGAGGCGGTCAAAGAGTTTTTAGCGGGTCAGGATGTGGGTCTCGCACCCCGTCTTGACCAATTCCTGGGGGCAAGGCATGAACGACATCTGTGAACGCCTGACACCCGCTGCTGTGCAAGCTCACCCACTGATTCTGGAGGAAGCCAGGTGCGTCATCATGCGCCTGCGCCAGGATTACGACCGGGTGCAATGTTGGAACCACCAGCTTCAGCGGGTGGTGGCCGACCAGGCTGCACAGGAGCGGGTCGATGAGCGGTAGAGCGTCAAGAAACAAGGGCGCAGCTGCGGAGAGAGAACTGGCAGGCATCCTGTCAGATGAACTCGGCTTCCCGATCAAAAGGAAACTTGGCCAGGCCCGAGAGGGTGGCGACGATATCCAGGTCGAGAACTACCGGCTAGAGGTCAAGCGCAGGGAGCGACTACAGGTGGAGGACTGGTGCAAACAGGTCGAGAAGGTGGCAGAGCCTGGCCAATGGCCGGTGGTGGTCTTCAGACGCAGTGGCGAACCCTGGCGTGCTGTGGTGCCCATTGAACTGCTCATAAAGGCCATGCGGGAGAAGCTATAGGTGGGGAATGATCTGAGCAAGAAGGCAGGCCAGGCGGCCGCCATCATCACGGGCAAGCGGTTCTGCAGTCATTGCCAACAGCAGAGGCCGGCAGAGACTGGCAAGTGGTTGGTGAGTCCCAACGGGTTGAACAGGCGATGGAAGTGCGGTGCCTGCGTGCAGAGGGCCAAGGAGAGGGCGAGTGGAGGGGCAGGATGAAGACGAGAGGCTCAAGTGCTATGCGTGTGGGGAGGTCCATGAGAACGCACGCCTTGTTACCACGATTGATAAACGGGTTATGGGGAATTATCAGCAGAGCTGGTTTCTCTACAACGAAGCGGTCTGGGTCCTCAAAACCTATCGTTCCAAGCGTACCCGGACAGCCTACCTGGACTCCGTCGAAGCCAAGCGAGGCCAAGCGGCCAGGAAAGCACTGAGGGAGGAGATGCTCAGAGTGTGGGAATGGAAGCAATCAAAGGCGAAGTAATTGAGTTCAAGCTACCCAAGCGCAGGCCAAAGGTGGAGCAGAAGGCAGCCCCACCAGACCGCAGGAAGGTGGTGGTCATGCCGATCAAGTGTGTGGCAGACAAGCGCATCACTGCTGGGATGTTCCGCACACTGGCCGTGCTGTGCAGCTACTGCAACCGGGCAGGCATTACCTGGGTCAGCACTGAGCGGATGGGCAAGGACATGGGAGTCACCAAGCAGGCCATCAGCAAGCAGCTGGTCAAGCTGCAGAAGCTGGGCTATGTGGAGATCATCAAGAAGCACGCCTGGGGACGCAGGACAGCCACCAACCGGGTGATATTCGATGCCTCGGTCAGCACTGAAGACGCAATCGCCCTGACCAGCGCAATCGAGGACACAAGACCACCATTCATGTCACAGAGGGATCAGGAGATTATGGACATCATGCAAGACAACCAAAGACCAGATATCACACCAGCAGAGCTGGAGCGCAACAGGAAGAGACTAGAAGTGCTCACCAAGGACCTCAAACAGATTGCCAGCAACATGACAGGAACCAACCAAAGGGGATACACGATGCCAGCAGATGGAGTCACCAAAGCGGTCAAAGAGGCCAGAGCAAAGGTCAAAGCAAGGGCCAGAAAGCCTGTGTCAACACCATCGTATAGTCAACCAAAGGTTGACAGTACACAGCCTCATATAGTCAACCTGGAGAGCAAAAATCCGTCAACCAATAAGGTTGACATGAAGCACGACAAGAACATAAGTAATGAGGTTGTGTATAGGATGTATGAAAGAAAGAATGTTAATGGATTGATAACAGAGTCAGACACCCGTTGGGTCAACCTCCTGGTCGAGGCGGGGGTGACCGAGGTTGACCTTGAACAGACCCTGTCGAACAAGCAGGGTGCCAGCCTCACGGCAGTGTGCCAGGCCCTGCTGGATGCCAAGGGGTGCTGATGCAACAGGTGCATAGGTTCGTTTGCTCTGTTGCAGGGGGTCAGGAGGGCTACCCTGGCACCATCCGCAGGAACAGGCAGGGGGGCAGGGGCTTGCCTGCAATGGCCTGCCGAGGAGAGGCACCCCTTCCCCTCCCCCCGTCTGGCCATAGGGCGTGGGTATCCCCCTGGATTTTTCCTGAGTTTTTTGGTCCAGGGGTTTTCCTCACCTTTTCCTTGTGGAGGTTTTCCTCCTGAGTGCGATACCCTTTGCAAGCCCTCTTAGAGGCTCTGCAAGGCTCTCTTGTGGGGTGGGTGGTACCCTAGCCTACCCTGGTGTGTGTGAAGCCCTCCTAGGGCGTTTTAGAGGAGATTGAGATGGATGTGTCTGATGCTTTGAAGTCTGACTTACGGGATTGGGTGTTGCAGAAGATTCGGCAAGGGTTTACTGTGGAGCAGATATCGCTTGCATTGGCAGCTCAGAAGGTGGAGCTGATGTCAGCGGATCAGTACCTGACAGCCATTAGAGACCAACAGAGGAGGCCGTAACATGGCGTATGAGATGAAACCTGGGCAGGGTTCTGCCTTTCCCAATGAGAGCAAGACCGAGGACTGGCACGCAGATTTCCGTGGTCGGTTGATGTTGCCCGATGGGAAGATTCACTGGGTGGATGTGAGCAATAAGGTGGCCAAGGATGGTCGAAAGTATGTCTCGCTTAAGGTGGGCAAGGAGTGCCAGCCCAGTGGCCAGCCGGTGTATTCGGCAGCGCACAAACCTTTCCCTGCAGACAATACGGGGCTAGACAGTGACATACCTTTTAATTAGAACGGGTCTATAATGGTCACACCTCAAAGCACAGGAGATGTGGCATGGTCCGTTCTAAAGAATGCTTTAAGTGCAAGGCCGTCAAACCATTGGATGAGTTTTATAAGCACGACAAAATGGCTGACGGCCACCTTAACAAGTGCAAGCAATGCACCAAAAGTGATGTGTCGAAGCACCGGGAGGAGAATCTTGAAAAGATCAGGCAGTACGACAGGGAAAGGGCAAAAAGGCCAGAGCGCATCAAGGCGTGCCTACAGATCAGCAGAGCCTGGCGGCAGGAAGATAAAAGGCGATCAGTTGCACACAGTGCCGTTGCAAGGGCCGTCAGAAACGGGAGGCTCATTCCGCAGTCTTGTGAGCGTTGCGGTTCAGAAAAGTCGCTGGCTCACCATGAGGATTACGACAAACCTCTTGAAGTGGTTTGGCTTTGCCAGCCCTGTCATAAGCAACGCCACAAAGAAATAGACGAGGCAAAAAATGTTTTCTAAAGACGAATTGGACAAGGCAGATGCCTGGGCCGATAAGGACATCACCGATTACTGGTCTTATCCCGAGATAGACCAAGACAGGGAAGAGGACGATGCCCAGGAGTCCTAGGATGGCCAACCAGATTCCATCCCTGAAGAACTGGGGTGGGATCAGGTCAGTGCAGAGAAGGTTGGAGCGGTCTGCCACCATTGTGGAGAACCGGGAAGCAGTCGCTTACTCCCTGCTCTGCATGGCCAACACCAAGATCACAGACATCCTGACCTGGGACGAGGAGGGCAATGTTAAGGTAAAGGCCGCATCTGCCATCCCTGACCATGCCCTGCAGGCCATCAAGAACATCCGGGTCACCAAGGGCAAAGACGGGGCACAGACCCTGGAGGTGGAGCTATACGACAAGGTGGGTGTCCTGAGACTACTGGCCAAGGCCAGTGGCCTCTTGGACAACCCGGAGAACGATGAAGACAAACCCTCGGTCATTGGAATCAATATCCAGGCCCCCGAGGATGTGGAGATCAAAGAATGAAACAGCACGCAATCCCGATGGCCATAGCAGCATCTGTGGCCAGCATCATCAGCGTATTCGCAACCATTCTGGTTGTAACCCCTAGCGTTACACAGGTCACCCTGGCATACGAGCAGGGCCGCAGGAATGCCCTCTCTCTTCGCCCTATCAGCTGGGATTTGGAGATGACCTGTGCCGCCCTGTGGATGGAAAAGACCCCGGTGCTGACCAATGAGTAGTTGGCTCATTGCACTGGTTGGCTGTATATACGCAATTGTGGCCGCTGACCTCTACAGACAAGGCAAAGGCGACCTGGCCCTGATGTTTGTCGGCTACGCAATCGCCCAGGCTGGGGTCTGGATGGCCGCCACCAAATGAAGACCAAAGAGCAGTCCAGCAAAGAGCTGACCGGGGGTCTCAACCTAGACTTTCGCACCAGTCCAGTGGTCTATGACTTCCTGAAATCCAACGCATTTGTCCGAGGAGTCATGGGGCCGGTGGGGTCTGGCAAGTCCTATGCCTGCGCTGCCGAGGTAATGATGCGTGCAGTCAAGCAGAAACCCAGCCCCATCGACGGCATCCGCTATAGCAGATTTGCGATAGTCCGTAATAGCTACCCAATGCTCAAGACCACCACCATCAAGACCTGGTTGGACCTCTTCCCAGAGGCCACATTCGGTCCAATGCTGTGGACCCCACCCATCACCCACCATATTCGGCTACCCGCCCGCGGTGATGCCGCGGGCATTGACTGTGAGGTCATATTCCTTGCCCTCGATCAACCCAAAGATGTCAGAAAGCTGCTCTCTTTGGAGTTGACTGGTGCCTGGGTCAACGAGGCTAGGGAGCTGCCTAAAGCGGTCATTGACGGCCTTACCCACCGGGTTGGACGCTACCCTACCAAGAGGGATGGCGGGGCCTCCTGGCATGGTATCTGGATGGATACAAACCCAATGGACGATGACCATTGGTGGTTCCGTATGGCCGAGAAGGAGAAGATGACCGGGGCCTATGCCTGGAAGTTCTTCAAGCAGCCAGGCGGGATGTCCGAGGTGGACCCTGCAGACCTACCTGAGAACCCAGAGGCCAATGACCATGTCTTCTCTGCAGGCAAGTGGTGGAAGCTCAACCCCAAGGCCGAGAACATTGGCAACCTCCCGTCCGGCTACTACCAGCAGATGCTGCTGGGCAAGAACCTGGACTGGATTCGATGCTATGCCGGGGGCACTTACACCTATGTGCAAGAGGGCAGACCAGTCTGGCCCGAGTACGACGATGCCCTGATGAGCGGGGATGTGGACTATGACCCCCAGCTGCCCATCCAGGTCGGCCTCGACTTCGGTCTGACCCCTGCGGCCGTCATGGGGCAGAGATATCCCAATGGCCGTTGGGTCATCCTGCATGAGATTGTCACCTTCGACATGGGCCTTGAGCGGTTCGGCCAGCAACTTCTTGCAGAATTAAATGCGAAATACCCCACTGCCCAGGTCATGCTATGGGGTGACCCGGCCGGTATGGCCAGGGATGCCATCTATGAGGTGACCGCATTCGACCATCTGCGCACCCTAGGGTTACGGGCACAGCCAACCTACAGCAATGACTTCAAGGTCAGACGAGAAGCGGCCGCCATGCCCATGCAGAGACTGATCAACGGCAAGCCAGGACTGATTGTCAGCAGAGACTGCAAGCTCCTGCGCAAGTCCCTGGGGGGTGGATATCACTTCAAGCGGGTGGCCATTGGTGCCGGCCAGGAGCGGTTCCGGGACGCACCCAACAAGAACGAGCATTCGCACATTGGCGATGCCTTTGGCTACCTACTGCTGGGCGGTGGAGAGCATAAGCGCATGACCAGAAGCGGTCTGCAGGCGGCTGGCACATTCATGGTTCCCACAGTGGCCACAGCGGAGTTCGATGTTTTTTCAGTTCGTTGAGCAGCTCAACCAGAAGTGCCATGTCAAGGGGGCATTCTTCATGCCCTACTCTCCCATCCACATCAAAAGCCTGACCATTACCCAGCCCGAGATTGTGGCTGCCAGCAAGTACATAGATATCGCTGATGCGGTTGCAATGCAGTCCATGGCCGGCCCTGCGGTGACTGCCTTCTTGGACCTCAAACCCGTTGCCTGCTTTGGGTTTGTGCCCATTTGGGATGGAGTGGCCGAGGCCTGGCTCATTGCAGACGATAAGGCTAGGACCAAACCAATCGGCATGACCAAGGTGGGCAAGACATTCTTCGATATCGCAGAGATATCTTGGCAATTGCACAGGGTACAGATATCAGTTAGAACCCAAGACAGCAGGGCACATCGATGGGCTATCGCCCTCGGGTTTAGAGAGGAAGGGGTCATGCACAAGTACGGCCCCGACCAGGCAGATCACTACATCATGGCGAGGTACAAATGAGCGGATTATTTGGAGGCAAGCCAGACACCGGCCCAGCCGAGCGTCAACTTGAAGAGCAGAAAAAAGAAAACGAGCGGCTCAAGCAGCAGCAAGAAGAAGAGCGCAGAGAGTTGTCAGAGCAGGCCGCAGCACGCCAGCGTGCCCGTCTGCGTGGCGGCTCTCGGATGCTTCTCTCGGGTGCCAGAGTCAACCCCGAGGAAGGTATTACAACCCTTGGCTCAGTAGGAGGGCAATCGTAATGGGCGGAGTGTTTAAGAAAACGGCACCAACAGCAGCAGAAACTGTAAAACAAGTGTCTGAGCCTGCTGCAAAGGCAGCGGCAGCAACCGCTGATGCGAGAGCCATGGGCGAGGACAAGGCGGCCCGTAGGCGTGCCCGTCGTGGCGGCCGTGCAATGTTGTCAGATACCCGGCTCAATCCAGAGCAGGGCGTTTCAACCCTCGGAACCACAGGACTATAACCATGCCAGGCAAAGACAAAATGCAGAAGAAGGTGGCCACAGTGATGCGTGAGTATTCCAAAGGGAAGCTCAAGTCGAGTTCTGGTCAGAAGGTCACAAATCAGAAGCAGGCAGTAGCTATCGCCATGTCTGAGGCGGGAATGGCCAAGAAGAAATGAAGGCCGGCCTCTACGCAAACATCCACAAGAAGCGTGAGCGCATAGCCGAGGGATCAGGCGAGAAGATGAGGAAGCCTGGCTCCAAGGGTGCGCCCACCGCAGAGGCATTCAAGAAGGCGGCCAAAACCGCCATGAAGGCCAAGAAGTGAGTGGCTGGATGGCCGTGGTGGCGTTTTGCCTAGGCGGCCAATGCAGCTTCATGGCTAACACCAGTGAGCTATTCAAGACAGAGAAAGAGTGCGCAAAAGTGGTCTGGGAGATGGAAGACTCATTAAACAAGCAGGGCATTGAGATTACTATCCCTGGGTGCATACCTGTGCGGGTGAAGGGAATATGACCTTATTCGTAGGGCGAGAGTCCGATAACACCAAGGCCAGATATGTGGTGCCAACCTGGACAGACAAGGATGGCAACCAAAGACTAGTCGCCTCCAGCGATTCGCTCCCTACCATTGATGTCAACCACCTTCGCCTGCATGAGGGGCGTGCTTATTACGCATATAAGCTGCGCCCAAACGCAGACAAGTTAGGCACCAGCTCCAGCATTGACATTGCAATTGCATGGCCGGCCAATGTGTATGCGCACTCTGTGATGACATACCAATGCGGTGGCGAGGCTGAGTTTTACCTTTATGAGGGCGCAACCACCTCTGGTGGCACGGCCATGACCCTGCACCGCAGGAATAGGTATTTGACCACTGCCAGCCAGGGTGCTGCCGTTCTTAGCCCTACTGTCAGCAATACCGGAACCGAGATATATGCCGAGTTCATCTCCAGCGGCCAGGGCGGCACAGGAGCGGGTGGTGGTGCGTTTACTTTTGAATTTGTATTCAACCCACTGACAACCTATTTAATTCGACTGACCAATGTCAATGGTCAAACCCAGATGGCAGAAGTAAGGATTGATTGGTACGAATAATGAGAAAAGAACACAAGAATCCCAAGGGTGGTTTGACCGAGGCTGGCCGTAAGTATTTCAAACGCACTGAGGGTGCTGACCTCAAGGCCCCGGTCAAGTCTGGCACCAATCCTAGGCGGGTTTCCTTTGCCGCTCGGTTCGGTGGCATGGCTGGCCCATTGGTCGATGAGAAGGGCAGGCCCACCCGGTTGAAGCTGGCCCTCAAGGCATGGGGGTTCGGTAGTAAAGAGGCTGCCCGTAACTTTGCGCAAAGACACAAAAAGGACTGACGATATGATGCGACTATCCCCGGAAGATGTACTCAAGAGGCACGACCTTGCCCTGCGACGCAAGGATGACTTCCGTGACCTCTATGAGGATGCCTACGAGTTCGCCCTTCCGCAGCGCAACCTTTATGACGGGTATTACGATGGCAAAGTCGGTGGCTCGAAAAAGATGCAACGAGTCTTTGATTCGACCGCAATCAACTCGACCCAGAGATTTGCCAACCGGCTACAGTCTGGAATTTTTCCTCCACAGCGTAAGTGGTGCAGGCTTGAGCCTGGCCCGAACATCCCGGAGGATCGTAAGGCAGAGGCGCAGGCTGCCCTAGATGAATACAACGAGCGACTCTTTGCCACGCTAAAGCAGTCCAACTTTGACATTGCCATGGGCGAGTTCCTGCTCGACCTGGCGGTTGGCACCGCTGTGATGATGGTGCAGCCAGGCGATGACACCAGTCCCATCAACTTTATCCCCGTGCCCCAGTTCCTGGTGGCTTTTGAGGAGGGTGCCAATGGCCAGGTAGACAATGTCTACCGACGGATGCGGATGAAGGCAGATGCCATCTCCAGGCAGTGGCCTGATGCCAAGATTGATCCCACCTCGCAGCTCGGCCGTCTGATCGATCAGAAGCCCACCGAGGATGTGGACCTCATTGAGGCCACAGTCTTCGATATGAAGCGGGGTGACTATTGCTACCATGTCATCTACAAAGAGGGCAAGCAGGAGCTGGTCTATAGGCGCATGAAGGTCTCGCCTTGGGTGGTCTCCCGGTACATGAAGGTGGCTGGGGAAATCTACGGCCGTGGACCGCTGATCACCGCCCTGCCCGATGTCAAGACACTCAACAAGACCCTTGAGCTGCTCCTCAAGAACGCCAGCCTGGCGATTGCGGGTGTATACACAGCAGCTGATGACGGGGTGCTAAACCCTTCCACAGTCAAGATTTTGCCGGGTGCGATTATCCCTGTGGCCAGGAATGGTGGACCACAGGGTGCCAGCCTGACCCCCCTGCCCAAGTCTGCTGACTTCAATGTGTCCCAGATTGTGATCAATGACCTAAGAGCCAACATCAAGCGCATCCTGCTTGATGAGTCCCTGCCGCCAGACAATATGTCTGCCCGGTCTGCCACCGAGGTGGTCGAGCGGATGAAGGAGCTGGCACAGAACCTGGGTTCAGCATTTGGCCGTCTGATCAACGAGACCATGATCCCGCTGGTGAGCAAGATTCTCCAGGTTATGGATGACCGGGGATTGATTGATCTGCCCCTGCGTGTCAATGGGCTGGAGGTGAAGGTCTCTGCCGTGGCCCCGCTGGCCATGGCGCAAAACATGGAAGAGATCAACGCCATCATGCAATTCGCTCAGATTGCGCAGGCAGCTGGCCCAGAGGGTGCCATGGCACTCAAGACGGGCGATATGCTCGACATGATTGCCGACCGCCTGGGCGTGCCCCAGAAGATACGCAGAACCCCGGAAGAGAGGGCTATGCAGATGCAACAGATGGCCATGGCGGCAGAGCAGAATCCTGAGATGGCCGCACAGGTTATCCAGGGGGCGGTCTAATGCCGGGCTGGGACGAGCTGGAGGATTCACCCAACACCGATGTTAGAGATGTAACTCAGGCCACTGAGGACATCAACAAACTCTGCCTCCGGGTCTTAGGCTCGGAGGATGGGCAGAAGCTGCTGCAGTGGCTTAGAGATGCCCTCATAGAGCAACCCGTTGCCGTGCCGGGTGCAGACCCTAGCTTCGCTTTCTACCGAGAGGGACAGAATAGTGTGGTCAGGGACTTGGAAGCACGGATTTCCAAAGCTAGGAGATATTGATGGACCAAGAAGCCCAACCCAGCAGTGATGCTGGCCTATTGGATTCGGTCAGCATTGCCGATGAAAATGAGGTTCAGCAGAACCCAGTCGCCACCGAGATTGATCACAAGGTGGCCCCCGAGGAGGATGACGGCCCACTAGAGAGACCAGACTGGTGGCCAGAGAACTTCTGGAAGAAGGACAACTCAGAACCCGACCTGGAGGGTATTGCCAAGAGCTGGATGGATTTGCGCAAGCAGATCAGTCAGGGAAAGCATAAACCGCCAGAGGGTGGCAATTACGACACCGCAGTATTTGGAGACATCCCCGAGGATGACCCGGTGCGCAGCCATGTATTGGGCTGGGCAAAGGAGTACGGGATTAGCCAGGCCGCCTTCGACAAGCTGGTCGGAGATGTGGTGGCCATGGGCGGTGAGCAACAGGTGCAAGCGCAAAGGAGCCTGGCCGAGGAGAAGGCCGCACTGGGTCCGAATGCGGATGCAATCATTAACGGGATGACTGACTGGGCCAGAGGACTAGTCAGGAAGGGAGTCTGGGGCAAGGATGACTTTGAAGAGTTCAAGGTATTTGGCGGTACTGCCAAGGGTATCCTGGCTCTATCCAAGCTGCGGGAAGCCTATGAAGGCACCCGCATCCCCAAGGAGTCTGTGCCAGTAGAGGGCGCCCCCAGCAAAGAGGAACTTTATGCCATGGTGGGTGATCCCAAGTATCAGAGCGATGCAGCCTATCGAGCAAAGGTTGAGAAACTCTTCATGGCAAACTTCGGGTAGTTTGTTGTAGCTTTTTCATTCTCCTCCCCTAACGGGTTGACCCAGGGTCTTGCACCCTGGGTTTTTTTTGTCTACTATTTGCTTGTCGGAAGTGACGCTCCGGCATTAGGTCAGCAACGATAGAACCCTCTAGTGGGGGCTTGATATGCATCTACGCTGACCAGATGCTGGCCTGTCAAGCCCGAGCCTCCTCTAGAGGGTTTCTCTTTTGGCGCTCCGACTGCGGTTTGTGTGGACGGGGTCTCAACGCCAGCGCACATTCCAAAGATTCGATACTGGGGGAAAGTTGCGGAAGAATCGAAACGGGGTGGCGAAGCTAGTGCCCTAGCAACGAACGACTGGCGGGTCTATGCGGCTCCGAAGGCGAAGCATAGTTAAGGAAGATTCGGTCACCCCGAGGGATGGCTGAGTCTTGCTCACCAAAGGCGAACCTATGATTATTAAGACTTATAAACCTAGTAAAGAAGAGAAGTTAAGACTTGCCAGGTTAAAGGCACTTGAGTGGGGATGGGTGCCACCTCAACCTCCAGCTCCAGTAGTTAAGCCAAGCAAGCCAAAAAAAACAAAATACAGAAAGTTGGTCGCAGTCCATCAAAACGCCAAGGACAGCTTCCTGCGAACCTTTGAGTGGCGAAAGGTCAGGATGCAGGCCCTTAAGAAGTACGGGGCTAAATGTATGTGTTGCGGTGCAACGCCAGCAACCGGGGCTGTGATGAATGTTGACCATATCAAACCGAGGAAGCTCTGGCCCAGCCTGGCCCTGGATATCAACAACCTTCAGATTCTTTGCCATGACTGCAATCACGGCAAAGGCAATTGGGACATGACTGACTGGAGAAAAGTCAACCCTATTGCATTTCCCAAATAAAACCCTTAGAAACCAATCAAGGCCAATCAGATATCTCTGACCCTTACCGCTGTGGATACAGACGAGTGGTACCCGTAAGGTGCAAGCGTAGGCCCAGATCACCGGCTAACCAATGCGACAAACCAAACCTTTTTTCAATTTTTAGGAGACTGTAATGTCAACGCTTTCACCAGCTTTCGTTACGCTCTTCGATGCCGAGGTTAAGCAGGCCTATCAGGCGAAAGCCCAGTTGGTCGGTGCGGTTCGTCAGCGTCGTGGAGTCGAGGGTTCTACTGTTAAGTTCCCCAAAGTCGGCAAGGGTGTCGCCACTGTGCGTGTTCCCCAGTCCGATGTCACGCCTCTCAATGTGTCATTCTCGCAAGTTACTGCAACCCTGCAGGACTGGAATGCCGCTGAGTACTCCGATATTTTCAATCAGGCCAAGGTCAACTTCGACGAGCGTCAAGAGCTTGTACAAGTTGTCGCCAATGCTATCGGCCGTCGCCAAGACCAGATCATCCTTGATGCGCTGGCTGCTTCCTCCACCGCCAATGTGGTGACCGAGGACGAGGGTGGCACCAATACTGGTCTGAATGTGGCCAAGCTGCGTGCAGCTAAGAAACTTCTGGACAAGAACAATGTCCCGATGGACAACCGCCACATCATCATCCACGCCAACAGCCTGGCTTCGATCCTTGGTGAGACTTCTGTCACTTCGGCAGATTTCAACACTGTTCGTGCCCTGGTCAGCGGTGAGTTGAATACCTTCCTTGGCTTCACCTTCCATACCATTGGTGATCGTGCCGAGGGCGGTCTTCCCATCGCCAGCTCTGAGCGCAAGCTCTGGGCCTTCCATCGTGACGCTGTCGGCTATGCCGAGGGCATCGCTCCCCGTACTGAGATCAACTACATCCCCGAGAAGACCTCCTTCTTGGTGAACGCAGTGTTCTCGGCCGGTGCGATTGCCATCGACGCAGAAGGTATCGTCGAAGTTCAAACCACTGACGCTTAAGGAGAACTGACATGGCGTTTTCAGCTGCTGGTTTTACCTCTGTCGCTGTCAGTAAGCGTGGCCAGGCTCCTTCGGTCTATGCTTACAAGACGGCCGACACTATTGCCACTGTCAATACCGAGGGCTACTTCAATGATCTGTCGGGCACCCTTGAGGTGGGCGACCTGATTTATTGTGTGACCTCGACTGGCTCGACTGCTGTGGCCACTTTGACTGTTGTCCGTTCCAACTCTTCGGGCGTGGTCGATGTGGACAATGGCACAACGCTTGCCGCTACCGACAGCGACTAATCAAGAGGGGGACACAATCCCCCGATTGTGATGCCGCAAGGGTATGAAGTACGACATGAGGGGCCTGCCATTATCTGTGGTAGCGCCCCTTCTGTCTTTGTAGACTTAGAGAAAGCGAGGCAGTTAAGGCCAGGTGCCACAATACTTGGAGTCAATGCAGCAGCCGGGATGATTGGAGAGATTGAGCATATTTGGACCCAGCACAATAACTTGACTCATATCTACAGAGAGGCTGCAAATAGACCGATAAAAATCCACGCCAGGTCTGGGATCATGGGAAATGATGTGGATTATTGGTGGCAGGAGATGGTTGGCATTAAGGGTTCAAGTGGGTTGGCCGGTGCCTTGTGGGCCAAGCTGATGGGTTTTGATGAGGTAATCATGGCGGGTATTCCTCTGAGTACATCCGAGCAAGATTATTCAGACAAGTATCTTCCAGACATAAAAAAGTATTTCCCAGATAGAACTGCTGGTAGTTTTGCAACAGAGGCAAGCATTCTGAACTGGCAGCAGTTTGTTAGGCTGTACAAGAAGCAGGGCAAGGCAGATGGCATCTATTCGATGTCCGGGTACACAAGAAAGGTTTTTGGCCCACCACCGGGCCTGGAGGATTAAATGGCAGCTGGTGATTCTGGACTTTCAATCTGCTCTGATGCCCTGCTTATGCTGGGGGCCAACTCTATCTCCAGCTTCAATGAGGGAACAGACGCAGCCAATATCTCTGACCGACTCTATTCAGACATTCGGGACCAGGCCTTACTGATCTACCCTTGGAGCTTCTCCTTCAAGAAGGTCAAGCTCTCTCGCCTAATTACCACCCCGACCACAGAATACAAGTACGAGTATCAGTTGCCGGGTGATCGTCTTGGACCACCCAGAGCCATCTATACATCTGCCTCACCTGGCCAGCGGCCCAGCAAGGAATACAGGATATTTCAGGACAAGCTGCTGACCGACTACGAGGAGGTCTGGATTGACTATCAGTATTCGGTCGGTGAGTACGAGATGCCTGTCTACTTTGTGCAGCTGCTCAAGTACATGATGGCCTGGCATCTGGCGTATCCGATCACGGACCAGGACAGCAAGGCTCAGTATTGGCAGGGGGTGGCCGTGGGTGCGCCATCCGAGAATGGCCGTGGCGGGTATATGCGCACTGCTATCCAGATGGATGGCCAGGGCCAGCCCAACAATTACATTGATGACTTCGCCCTTATTGCGGTGCGCAATTGACCCGTTTTGTATCGATCCAGACTAACTTCTCCACGGGGGAGATGGACCCGCTGCTCCGGGCACGGGTTGATCTGCCTGCCTATGCCAACGCACTTGAGGAGGCCACCAATGTGGTGGTCCAGCCACAGGGTGGCGTGCGTCGCAGGCCTGGCCTTCGGTATGTAACTGCCCTGCCAAACAGCAGCACGGAGTCGGCCGGCAATGGTGTTCGCCTGGTGCCCTTTGAGTTCTCTACCAGCGACTCATATATGTTGTGTTTTACCCACAACAGAATGTATGTCTTCAAGAATGGGGCACTGATAACGGCCATCAACGCCACTGCAAACCCTTACCTGGACACCTCTAGCCTTGGGTTGACTGGTGCCAGGCTGGCCAACCTGGGGTGGACTCAGTCTGCCGACACTCTTATTTTGGTGCAGCAAGACATCCCCCCGGTCAAAATTGTGCGGGGCGCAAACGATGCAAGCTGGACTGGCTCGGTCATTACCTTTGACTCTACGCCCAAGTACGCATTCACGCCTGCTTTCAGCAACCCGTCTGGCACGCTGACCCCGTCGGCAGTCTCTGGCAAGGTCACGCTGACAGCATCGACTGGCACCCCGTTTAGTGCCGCCTCGGTTGGGCAGTACATCAATGCCACCCCACAGGGCAGGGCAAAGATTGTGCAGTTCACCAGCGGTACTGTGGTGCAGGCAATCACCGAGTTTCCCTTCTTTAGCACTTCGGCTATTGCCAATGGAGACTGGGAACTGGAGACCGGCTACGAGGCCGTCTGGTCGAATACCAAGGGATACCCTCGGTCGGTCACCTTCCATGAGGGCCGCCTCTACTTTGGCGGCTCTAAGACCAGGCCATCCACAGTCTGGGGTTCTAAGGTTGGATTATTCTTCGACTTTGATCCAACGGAGGGATTAGATGACGATGCGGTCGAGGCCACACTTGACACTAATACTTTCAATGCCATCACGGACATCACGGCCGGTCGGGACCTCCAGGTCTTCACCACAGGGGGCGAATTTTATTGCCCTCAAGAAGGCCTCCAACCGATCACCCCGGATAACTTCTTTGTTAAGTCTACGACCCGCAATGGCAGCCAGGAAGGCATCCGAGTCCAGCAGCTAGAGTCTGGCACCCTGTTCGTTCAGCGGCAGGGCAAGAGTCTCAACGAGTTCGCCTTTACCGATGTGCAGCTCACCTATGTCACCAGCAAGATATCGCTGCTATCAGGGCATCTACTGCGCAGCCCTAGGCGCATGGCATTGCGTCGCTCGGTGGCCACTGACGAGAATGACCTCCTGCTGGTGGCCAATAGCACTGACGGGTCTATTGCGGCCTTCTCGCTGCTGCGTGCCCAGAATGTGATTGCCCCATCCGAGTTCACCACCGATGGTGAGTTCATCGATGTGGGTGTGGACCTGACCACGATTTATGCGGTAGTCAAGCGCACTGTCAATTCTGCGACTGTCTACTATGTTGAGCGGTTCGATGATGCGCTCACTACAGACTCTGCCGTGACTGGTGGTGCTGGATCGTCAGCATCCACCCACCTGATTGGCAAGAGCGTGGACATCATCCTCGATGGGGCAGTGCAGGCCAACCAGACTGTGGCGGCCGGTGGCACTGTGACCTTCCCAAGAGCTGCGGCCAGCTCTTACCAGATTGGGCTGGATTACCCGGTCAAGGTGGTCACCATGCCTGCCGACCTAAAAATCAGCGCAGGCACCCGGCTGGGATTCAAGAAGCGGATTGTGGAGGTCAATGTCTTTGTGAAGGACACCCAGCATCTCAAGATCAATGGCACCGATGTGCCCTTCCGTGCCTTTGACGATCCGAATGTGCTGGACGAGGAGGTGCCTGAGTTCACCGGCACCAAAACCTTGCCCGGCATCCTTGGTTACTCAGACGAAGGAAAGATCACCATCGAGCAAGATATCCCTCTTAAAATGATTCTGCTGGGATTGGAGTACAAGATCAGCACTTATCCGGGGACATAACATGGAAGTCATTGCAATTGTTTCTGCTGTTGCTGGTGCCTATGGCGATATTGAGGCCGGCAAGGCCCAGCAACGCCAGTACAACCTACAGGCCCAGCAGACAGAGGTTGAGAGCCAGCGTAAGGCAATCCAGTACGGCCAGCGGTCCAACGATGTTCTGCGTCGCAGAATGCAGGCTAATGCCGCTATTGCAGCCAAGGCCTATGCCGGTGGCGTGGACCCATTCTCTGGTAGCCCAGACCTTGTCCGAGCGGCCAACGATACTACCTCTGGGCGTGAGTATGCCAGGCTATTGGAAGACGCAGATGCGGCTATTCGGTCCGGGACATTCCAGGCTGCTGTGTACCGAGAGGCTGGGGCAACGGCTAGGCGCACCGCCACCTTTAGAGCGGTGACAAAGCTCGGCACTGCGGCCGCCAGCTTTGGGTCAACCACCCAGGCACCGGCCCCAATTGAAAGCAGAAACTTCTAAGGCATAAACATGGCACGCCTCCCTAGATACCAAGAATCTGGACTGATCTCGGCAGACATCCCAAGGATGGACTTTGCCAATGTCCGGGAAGAGTCCCGGCAGTCGCAGGCAATTGGCGATGCCCTGACTCGCATCTCCGAGTTTGCCTTTGGTGCGGTGCAAAAGCAAAGAGAGCAGCAGAATAAGTTGATGGGAATCCAGACTCGCATTGACCTGGAGATGCAGGCACAAGTTGAGCTGGCCAACCTGACCGCCCAGATTGAAAAGGGGCAGCTCAAAGACCCCAAGGTTATCCGAGAGACTCTGACGGCCCTTGGGCAGCAGGGTGCAAAGGTAATTGGGCAGTACAGCGTTGAGCAGGCCAATGGCTACATGAACACTATTGCCGGCCAGGGCAGAGCAATCATTGCCAAGAGCGCAGACCTACAGGTCAAGTCATATCAGGCAGAAATGGACCTATCGGCCAATGATGCTATTCGGGCACAGTCGATCAACCTAGAGACTATCTACGAGACCGCACCCAGCATCGAGGATGCCCTCGGTGCAGTAAGCGAAAGCCGGGGCCGGGTGAGTGCCATTGCCACCCAGACCAGCAACCCCAACAAGGTAATGCAGGATTTTGAGAAGGCCTCGATCAACGCCAGGAATAATGTCTTGGTGCGTGCGTTCAGTTCGCCTGAGTTCGCTGATCGGCCATCTGCTGCGCTGGCCAAGTTGGATGCTAATGATGCCGGCCGGTATTCCCAGGTCTGGGCGACCATGACCATGGAAGAGAAAGACGCAGTTCGGGAGCGCATTCTCAAGCGGCAGGCAGACATCTACTCGCAGACAGAGCGGGAGCGCAAGGCCGCAGATGAGGCTAATAAAGTCACCGGGCTGGACATTCGAGAGCAGCTCTATCGTGGCCGCATTGGACCCAACGAGGCCATCAAAAGGCTGCGTGCCATCAATGACATCAGTCCATCCGAGATGCAGTCCATCCTCAAGGGCGATGTTGGCGGTGCCAATGACGAGCTATATGGCCGCTTTGAGTCGATGGTAGACCGGGGCCAAATGGGCGAGGCCGCCATTGATGCCTATGCCAAGTCTGGTGCTATGAGCTGGAAGCAGGCCAATGCACTCAAGAAGATTGCCAGGGGCACCGACAAGGATTACACCGAGGCCAAGCGGTACATTGACAAATCACTTGGCGTGCCCGATCCAATGGTGCCTGGTTTCCGCAATGAGCGTGCCCGAGCTGCAGAAGTGCAGAAGCAATTCATTGAAGAGCGTGAGCGTGCGCTTGCAGCTGGTGAGGCATTTAACCCAATTGAGACTGCCCAGCGATTGGTTACCGGGCGCAAGCAGCAGGATGATGTCAAGCTGCAGGAGGCCGCCAAGGCCCGTCTTGAGAAGAAGCTGGAAGAGGCTGGCTTGAAATACCGGGAGGACTATACCAAGGAAGACCTACGACGGGCCGGTGTCAACAATAGAGATATCAAGGTAATCACCAATTTGAGCAAGCAAGTGAGGGGTGAGTAATGAGATTAGAAGAATCGTTCCTCAATAGCCTTGCCCAGGATAACTTGTCGGATGAACGCCAGCCGATGCGCATTGACATTACTGGTGTTGCTCCTCCAGCTGCTGCGCCAGAAGAGGTTGGCCCTGCACCTGATGACTTAACTGCTGTGGCCACTCAGATGGCCGGTGGCACTGAGCCTGCTGGGGCCACGCCCATGACTATTGGCGAGTTCGCCACCTCGGTTGCTGATGTTCCTGCCGGCCTGCTCAAGGGTGGCGTGCAAGGCAGCATTGGTTTAGCAGGAGATATCATCTCGCTGGCCCGTGGCCTGTATGACCTGGGCGCATCTGGTGGTGATCTTGATGCTTTTTTGGCTGGGCTTGAGAAGCCAACTGGATTGCCCACCACTGAAGACATGAAAAAGTTTTTTGATCAAACGCTGGGTGCGCCATTGATCCCGGCCGGTGCAAGCCAGCGCAGAACAGAAGCTGCCAAAACCGCTGAATTTGTAGGTGAGTTGGGTGGTGGTGGGGAGACCGCTATTAAGGCTGCCAAGTTGGTTGGCCGTGGACTCGGCCAGGTAGCTGGCGCATCCGCTGATATGGTGCGTCCCGCCACACTAGAGGCGCAGGCCGGGGTGGTTCGGCCGTCTGCGTTTATGCCAGAGGGCCAGGTTCAGCCGACACTTACATTGCCGGGTGCTACGCCACAGCAGGCAAGCAGGATCACGAAGATTGTTGATGACGGCATTGCGCAGGGAATGTCGGCCACCAAGATATTGCAGGGCATTGAGGCCAAGACAGCTCAAAAGCCAACCGGCAAACAGGCAAAGGAAATCAAGCAGTACATTTCCGACAAAACGCCAAAGGGAAAGATTTATTCTGACCAGGCATTCAAAGACCTGATTGCGCAGCCATTCCCCATGGAACCCTCAACGGCAAACTTTACCAAGTCTTTTAATGCAGCGATTGAGTTCTTGGCCGGGCTTGATGCCCAGGGCCTTAAGACAACTGCGCAGGATGCAGACAAGTTACTAGGGCCAATCCTTGGCATTTCTAAACAAGGCAAGGTTAACCGGCTGCTGACCACTAACGGGAAGCTACTCAAGACCGAAAAGGGTGTCGAGGGAAGCGTGCCTATCGAGCTTCCAGATGGCCGCAACATTGAGAGTGCCGGCCTGGCCATCTCCCCTGCCTTTAAGGTTGGCAAGTTCAGCACTTGTCCTAATTCGGCCAGCTGCGCACAGGAATGTCTTGGCAAAACATCTGGTGGCTATTTTGCCTATGGCGGTGGTGCAGACCTCGATGCCATGAAGGGCACTCGCCTGCGCAGCTTCCGAATGACCCAGGCCATGTTCCGGGAACCAGAAGCGTTTGCCATTAAGGTCCACAACGAGATCATTTCCCTTAAGAAGGCCGCTGAGAAGCGTGGCAATGCACTGGCTATCAGACTGAATGTGCTATCGGATATTGATCCCAAGGTGCATGAGGCCATCATTAAGGCGCACCCGGATGTCTTCTTCTACGACTACACGAAGATGAAGTACAAACCGATAGCACCAAACCATCACTACACATACAGCTCGACCGGCACATCACAGAAGGCAGGCATCAATGGCATGACCACGGATGTGGATAACCCGCATACCAACTGGGCGCAGATGAGAGACCGGCTAGATTCTGGTGACAATGTGGCCATGGCCTTCAGCAACAAGAAGGCATTGCCAGAGACAGTATTAGACGAGGCAACCGGCAAGGTTTATCGAGTCATTGATGGCGATGCCTATGATTTCAGGCCAATGGATAAGCAGCCGCCAGGAGTAGACGGGGTTATTGTCGGCCTCAAGAACAAGGCAATGACCAGGAAAGAGTCTGCTGCGGTGCAAGAATCCAACGGGTTCTTTGTCCCTTATGACCCGCAGTTCTTGAAGGATGGCAAGAAACTCAGGAAAAATGAGTTTGGCGATCTGATTCCTGGCAACACCCAGGTAATCATCCCCAACATCCAGAAGAAGAAAACCATTGATATTGCGGTTGAAGGAAAATCGACCCAGGTGGATACTGGTGAACAAATCACCGAAAGGGCAAAGCAATGATTGAAAACATTGTTCTCAAGGAAGAGGACTTCCTTCAGCAGTTCCCCCAAAGCGATCAGTATATGCAGGAAGGGCTTGAGTTTCCTGACTGGTGGGAGACTGGTGATGATCCCAAGACCACCGGCAAGCCGGTTGATATTGCCGCCATGTTTGGCGGCGTTCAAATGACACAGGCATAGCAATGGCCATCAAACCCCTAGAGACCCGTCTTGACGAGCTGGCTGAAGCGCAGGCCGGCATCAATGAGCTAAAGGCAGAGCAAGAGTCGGATGTACTGTCTGCCGAGCCTATTGAATTCCAGGAGTCGGTGCCCCTAGAAGGGGGAGAGCAAGTTGCCGGTCTTGGCCTGGGCGGGATCAAGAGTCTTCTCAAGGCCGCACCCAAGCGCACTGAAATACCAGTGGTCACGCCCGGCAAGACAATCGAGACTGTTGGCCCCTATCAGGTAATCCCTGACGCACCACCCAAGGTGGCCGAGGACATACTCAAGGCTGCACCCACAATGCCGACCACCGGCAAGCCTAGCCCGAGCCAGGCGCAGATACAGGCTGGAGTGCAAGAGACCGCATTCAACCTAGACCAGATCACAGACTCGGACGGACTCAAGCAGTTTATCGAGGCCACCGGCAGGGCCTACGGGGCCGACAACCTGGTCAAGGTGTCATACAAGGATATCGCTACCAAGGCGGCAGACGAGGGCTATGACGAGGCTTTCCTGGCCAAGATCATCAACCCGCTGGAGAAGACACAGGCAGACCCCCGGTTTGCCTACAAGATGATGCTGGCCATCGTGGACTCGGGCAAGCGTGCCTTTGACCTGGGTGAGCAAGTTAAGCAGGCCAAGAAGGCTGGCACCCTTACTGATGATTTGGCCGTTCAATTCCAGCAGGCAGTGGCTCTTGAGGGCGTTCTGCTCAAGGCAGCCCGTGGCCGGCAGGCAGACATTGCACGCACCCTGGGTATCTTCTCCCAGGCTCGGCAATCCACCGCCCAGCGTGGCCAGATGCTTGAGGCAATCCTCAACGAGTCTGGCGGCAAGACCAATGCCTACAAGTTGGCAGAGAGCTATACGGCACTCGACAGCAGCTCTGCCCGTGCAACCCTGTCCGAGAAGACAATCTCTGGCCGGGCCGTGGATGTGTGGATGACCACCTGGATCAATGGCCTGCTCTCCAGCCCGGTGACCCATGCCAAGAACATTGCAGGCAATACGCTATTTACGGCCATGCAGATTCCAGAGCGTGCGGTTGCCAGTGTGATTGGCAAGGGCAGGAAGGCTATCTTTGGTGGCGAGGAAGCGATTACCGGGGACGAGGTCTATGCCCAGGCCGTGGGTATGCTCCAGGGCCTGCGGGAAGGTTTTGACTTTGGGGTGACGGCATTCAAGAAGAACGAGTCATCCGATCCATTCACCAAGATTGAGGCAGCCAGGGCTGGGCGTGATCCGTTTGATATGTCATTCGGAGACAGCGACTTTGGCAAGGCACTTAGTAACGGGGTGCGTTACTACGGAAACTTTGTCACCCTGCCTGGCCGTGCCCTGATGGCAGAAGACGAGTTCTTCAAGGGCGTGGCCTACCGCATGGAGCTGAATGCCCTGGCGGTGCGTGAGGGCCACAAGGAATACCGAGCATTGATCGCATCTGGTGCGAATGACGCAACGGCCAGCAAGGCCATGCAGGCCACCATCACCCGTGTGCTGACAGACACGCCTGACGATATCGACGAGGCGGCCAAGGGGTTCTCCAGGACCACCACATTCACCCGTGAGCTGGAGACAGAACTGCAGGGAATCCAGCGGTTTCTTGGCAACCCGCTGATGAAGATGTTTGTGCCATTTGTCCGTACACCAACCAACATCATGCTGGAGGCCATGGCCAGGACTCCTGGCCTCAACCTGGGTAGCCCCCGGTTTTGGTCTGACTTTAATGCCGGTGGCACCCGCAGGGACATGGCAATGGCCAGGGTTACCTTGGGCAGCGGCATGGTGTTCGGTATGGGTGCTTATGCCCTTGAGGGCAAGATGACGGGATATGGTCCATTTAGGACCGAGGACCGCAAGGCACTAGAAGGCACCGGCTGGCAGCCCTTCTCTTTTGTCTTCAATAAGTCTGATGTCAGCGACGAGGATATCGCCCGGTTCTCTGAGATCACCAAGATCAATGTGGGGCCAGACAAGGTCTATATCTCCTATGCTGGCCTAGAGCCGGTGGCCACCCTGTTGGCCATTGCAGGCACGGCCGGGGAATACTCAATGATGGAAGCCGGTGAGGCCGACATGGGCCGCCTGATGCTGGGCGGTTCCCTGGCCACCTATACCTACCTTGGCGACCAACCGATGCTTTCCGGGGTTGGTGATGTTGTTAAGGTTTTGACCTCTAATGTCAAAGACGGCCCCAGCCTTTTGTATAACCTCTTTGCCCAGGTCAGCAAGCAAGGCACAGAGGTGCTGATTGGCGGCTCTCCGCTGGGTGCCTACTCATCCCTGCTTGCGTCGGTAGAGCGATATGCAAACCCAGAGCGCAGCCAGGTTTTAGAGGCCTCGACAAGCGAGGAGATAAACCCAATCGACGGGGCGGTCAAAGGATTCTGGGAAGCAGTCGGGTATTACAAGTCTCGCAACCCGCTGACCTCTGACAGTCTGCCACCCATGCTGGACCCAATTACCGGCCAGGTGAAGAAGGCCGGCAAGGGCAACCTTTATGAGATGTTCTCCCCGGTCAAGCGCAGCGACGGCACGACCAGCATGGCCCATGCAATCCTGGTGGAGTACGGAGTCCCACAATACCAACCACCTAAGAAGATTGACGGGATCGAACTCAATGCCGAGCAATACACTCGGTGGATCGAGCTGGCCACGCAGGACGGGCAGCTGGCCAGCAACATTGAGCAGCTGGGCGAGAGCCAGGCTCTGCGCAATATGGCAGCAGTCGATCTCAAGGCGGCACAGGATGTTCTCAGGAAAGAGATATCCGATGCCTACTCAAGGGCCAAAGACCAGCTGCTGGCAGAAGACCCTGATTTAGAGGAATTGCGCCAGGAGCTGAAGGACTTGCAGGCTGAAGAGGGCCAATACAAACGCTAGATTTATCAATAGATAACGCTTAGATTCCGCACAGGAGGTGTAAATGTCAGTCCCAATTTCCAATGTCACCAGACGAGTGGTGTTCGCTCCCAGCGGGACTGGGCCGTATGCGTTCACCTTTGAGATTCTGGCGAATACCGATATCGAGGTCTATAAGGGCGACACCAAACTCACCCTGACCACTGACTATTCTGTGACCATCAACTCCAACGGCACCGGCTCGGTGACCCTGGTGGCCACGGCAGGCACTGACAATGTCACCATCATTGGTGCTAGAGCGATTCAGCGCAGCACGGACTTTGTGACGGGTGGCGACCTCTTTGCCAACAGTCTGAACACTGAGCTGGACAGTCTGACCATCTTTGCCCAGCAGAACAGCGAGGCAGTCAATCGTGCCCTGCAGGCCCCAGAGACTGACCCGACCACCATCAACATGACCTTGCCCAGGGCGGCAGACCGAGCTGGCAAGTTCTTGTCTTTTGATAATAATGGCAACCCGGTGCCGGGTGCTGTGCCAGATGAGATTCAAGATGTTCTGGCAATTGAGGACGAGCTTGTTGCGGTGGCCGCCATTGACACGGAGATCATTGCAGTCGCTGCACTTAGCACTTCCGATATCGCAACCCTTGTCAGTATTGCACCGAGCGTGCCATTGGTGGCTGCGATTGATTCTGAAATAACTGCTGTTGCCTCAATCAGCACATCTGATATTGCGACTCTTGCTGGGCTTTCTAGTGAGATCACCACCCTGGCCCCGCTCTCGACAGAGATTGGAGACCTAGCTGCAATTGACTCCGATATAACAGCGGTCGCTGCTTTAAGCACCTCGGACATTGCTACGCTGGTTAGCATTTCCGCTGACATTCCAGCAGTGGCGGCAATTGACACAGAGATTCAAGCGGTAGCTGCACTCAGCACATCAGACATTTCTGCCCTGGCCGGGGTGACATCAGACATTCAGACCCTGGCACCGCTGTCTTCCGAGATCACGGCATTGGCTGCGATTGATTCAGAGATTCAGTCGGTGGCTGCTCTTAGCACTTCTGACATTGCCACCCTGGCATCGATTGCCCCGGACATATCCTCGGTCGCTGCCATCGATTCTGATGTCACAGCGGTGGCTGCAATCAGCACCTCCGACCTGGCCAGTGTCGCATCAATCAGCTTGGATGTTGGAGCGGTTGCAGACATTGCAGCTGATGTCACGGCCGTGGCGGCCATCGATTCTGATGTGACTGCTGTGGCCGGTGATGCCACGGACATTGGGACAGTGGCCGGGATTGCTGCGAATGTCACCACTGTTGCAGGCATCTCTGGGAATGTAACGACTGTCGCAGGCATCTCTGCCAATGTCACCAGCGTGGCTGGCAACTCAAGCAATATCAACACTGTTGCCGGGATCAGCGGCAATGTCACGACAGTGGCTGGGGTTGCGGCCAATGTGACCACAGTGGCTGGGATATCTGCTGATGTCACGACAGTGGCCACCAATGTGGCAGACATTACCAACTTCTCGGATGTCTACCTTGGACCCAAGTCCTCGGACCCAAGCGTGCGCAATGACAGTTCTGCGCTCCAGGCTGGCGACCTCTACTTCAACACCAACGACGATGTGATCAAGGTCTACACAGGGTCGGCCTGGACTGTGGCCTATGTGCCAGAGGACGGGTTCCTGGTGGCTGCCAATAACCTCTCTGATATTACCGACGCAGAGGCGGCCAGGGACAACCTGGGCATCGAGGTGGATGGATCGACTGGCGCATTCCAACTGTCGGTTGGCACGGAGGCAGAGCGGCCAGGCACGCCAGCAGCAGGAATGATTCGGTTCAATGATGACGCTGATTCTTTCGAGGGTTACGACGGCACCGAGTGGGGTGCAATCGGTGGCGGTGGTGGTGCAACACAATTGGTAATTACAGATAGGGATGGCGACCCAGTCATAGTGCCCCTGGCCAATGGGTTCTTGGCAGTTACTAACCGCAGTGGTGGCACTGTGAATGTGGTGGTTTCTTAATCAAGGAATAGATCATGGCAAATAAATACCCCTTAGTTTTAGACGGCACCTCGATTGAGGAACTGCAATCTGGCGATGCAATCGCTGGCTTAATCATTGGCACAGATGTCCAGGCCTATGACGCAACCATCCTAAAGTCTGCTGACATTGGGGTGAGCGTGCAGGGCTACGATGCCGACACGGCCAAGTTGGATGTGGCTCAATCATTTACCGCAAAACAAACCTTTGGAACGACAACAAAAATTGAGGAAGTTTTAGAGAAGATTACGGTGTCTGCGACTGCGGCAACGGGGACGGTTAATTTTGATGCTCTGACCCAAGGTGCGCTTTATTACACGACCAACGCTTCTGGAAACTGGACGCTGAATGTCCGAGGTGATGGGTCAACCTCCCTCAACACTATGATGGCAACGGGTGAATCTCTGACTATAGTTTTCTTGGTCACGCAAGGTTCTACTGCTTACTACAACTCTGCTTTCCAGGTAGACGGAAATGCAGTCACTCCTAAGTGGTTGGGTGGTTCTGCTCCTACGGAGGGGACTGCAAGTAGCATTGATGCTTACACTTATGTGATTGTGAAAACTGGTTCAGCGACCTTCACGGTCTTTGCATCTGTTTCTGCTTTCGCTTAAAGGACAACCATGCCAGTAATCACGACGCTTGCGGCAGCTTGTGCGAGAGCATGGGGCTGGGGTATTGCTGTGGGGGGCGGCCTTTCCGCTGACTTTCTTGTTATTGCTGGAGGTGGCGGTGGTGGCGGGGATGGATCAGGTGGAGGCGGGGCTGGGGGATATAGAGAATTTACAAACCAACCACTAGATATTGGGGTCGCTTACACAGTAACCGTCGGTGCTGGTGGCGGTGGTGGGGCCAGTTTCCCATCTTCGACAAGTGGAAACAACGGGAGCAACTCTGTATTTGGCTCCATTACCTCAACTGGTGGCGGTCGTGGGGGCAGAGCATCTGACAATGGGGGGAATGGTGGGTCGGGCGGTGGTAGCGGGTGGGCCGGTAGTCCAGGGTCTGGTAATACCCCATCAACATCTCCATCCCAAGGAAACAATGCTGGATCAAGTGTAAATGACGCAAATTACTCATGCGGTGGGGGTGGTGGAGCAGGGGCCGTAGGAACAAACGCATCCTCTGGAGCCGCTGGTGCTGGGGGTGCTGGAACTGCATCATCTATCACGGGCACCTCTGTCACTAGGGCGGGCGGTGGTGGTGGAGGAACGGGTGGTGGCACACCGGGGACCGGGGGGTCTGGAGGTGGCGCATCTGGAACCGGGCCATTCCCAGCCTCCACTCCAGCTGCGGCAACCGCCAACACAGGAGGTGGTGGCGGGGGCCAAGGAAATAGTAACGGTGGGGCTGGGGGCGCAGGCGGCTCTGGCGTAGTCATTATTAAAATTCCAAACACTTACACCGCCACATTTTCTGGTGGTGTGACTTCATCATTGTCTACTGCGGTTTCTGGGTACAAGATTTATACCGTGACTGCCACTTCAACGACTTCTGAAACAGTCACTTTTTCGTAAGGGGCAAACATGGCGCACTTTGCAAAACTAGATGAAAACAATATTGTGGTCTTTATCACGGTAGGCCGACAGGAAGATGACGGTCAAGAGGCTGAACTCTCCGCTCGGACGGGGGATGTTTACAAACAGACTTCCTATAACACCCGTGGCGGGGTTCACTACAATCCTGAGACTGGGGAGCCTAGCGCAGACCAGTCCAAGGCTTTCCGCAAGAATTATGCTGGACTCGGCTATACCTACGATGCTGACCGAGACGCTTTCATTCCTCCAAAACCTTTTAATTCATGGGTGCTGAACGAGGATACTTGTTTGTGGGGTGCGCCCGTGCCATATCCTAATGATGGAGAGCGGTACTCATGGGATGAAGGCACGACCTCTTGGGTCGCAATTGAAAGCGAATAATGGACTGCGGGACCAAACCAGAGTGCAGTGAGATTGCCGACCGGGCAGTCAAGAAGACTTTTGCCATTCTCGGAGTAAACATTGACAACCCCGAGTCGGTCGAGGAGTTTCGTCAGGACTTACGCTTTGGGAAACGCCTGCGCAAGATTGCAGACCACGGCACCCTAGCATTCTTTGGTGCGGTGGCGGTGGCCATCGTGGCTGCCATATGGATTGGGATCACCCACTCCATAAACAAAGGGTAATAAGGCGGCAACATTACCCAGTCAGAGTCGGGCTTTCACACGGGGGAAACGGATGGTAAAGAGTCCTGACATTGTTGTTGTCCAGTGGATTGATGCCTGCCATTACGATGGTTGGCAGTTTGGTAGAGATACCGGGGTAGATGCCTCGCCTGTCTGGACTGTAGGCTTCTTGATCAAGAAGCAGAAGGAGGGCTATCTCATTGCCCAGACTTGGTACCCGGATGACACGGCCAATCTGATCTTCATACCCAAGGGCATGGTCACCAAGTTCACAGTGCTGGGAGACCTCAAGTATGAGTAAGGGGAAGAACCTCACAGAGGACCAGATGCTGGAGGCCCTGCACGCCTACAAGAAATACAACTCCTCGATCAAGGCGGCCGCTCATCTAAAGATGGCCAGGTCCACTCTTGAGAACAGACTCATGGCAGCCAGGATGAGATTCCCGGAGCTGATCGGTGAGTCGGATGTCAGCGAGAAGCCCAGCGAGTTCACCATCATGGCCCTGCCAGACGATGACCTCGACATCGACGAGCTGGTCGAGCTGCGCATCAAGCAGTTCGGCAAGAAGCGGGACTTCCATGAGGCCACCAAGCTCATCCCTGTCAAGGTCAAGCTCGATGGTCCCATCGGCATCCTGCACTTTGGCGATCCCCATGTGGACGATGACGGCACCGACCTGGAGACCCTGCGCAGGCACTCAGACCTGACCAAGCAGGAGGGAGTCTGGGGTGCCAATGTGGGTGATACCACCAATAACTGGGTGGGCCGGCTGGCCAGGCTCTATGCCAACCAGGGCACCACTGCTGCCCAGGCCTGGAAGCTGGCCGAGTGGTTCATTGCACGCACCCGCTGGCTGTACATGGTGGGTGGCAACCATGATGCCTGGTCTGGTTCGGCCGATCCAATCAAGTGGATCGCCAGGCAGTCTGATGCCCTCTACCAACCGACCGAGTGCAGGGTGGGACTGCGCTTCCCCAATGGCCGGGAGTTCATTATCAATGCTAGGCATGACTTCGCTGGCCACAGTCAGTGGAACCCAGCCCACGGCCAGATGAAGGCAGCACAGATGGGATACCGGGATCACCTGATGATCTCGGGGCACAAGCACACCTCTGGGTACGGGGTGATTAAGGATGGATCGACCGGCCGCATATGCCATGCAATCCAAGTTGCAAGTTACAAATTGTATGACTCCTATGCCAAGGAGCGGGGCTTCCGAGACCAGACCCTGTCGCCTGCCTGCATGACAATCCTTGACCCTGACCTTGACGAGACCCACCCAGATGCCATAAAAGTCTTCTGGGACCCCGAGGTTGGGGCAGAGTATCTCGCCTGGAGGCGCAGTAAGTAATGGACCCAATCACCCTGCTGGCCACGGCCAGTGCTATCTGGTCAGGCATCAAGAAAGCCAGCGAGTTCGCACAAGAAGCGGAGGGTGTCTTCGGTCAGCTCTCCAAGTATTGCGGGGTTGCCGACCAATTAGAGCAGGCCATCCAGAAAGAGAAGGCCACGCCCAAGAAGCCCAAGCTCTTTGGCAATACCGACGAGGGCAATGACACTGCCGACGCATTCAACGCCTTCGAGGCCGAGCATAAGCTGCGCCAGATGGAGGCCGATATTCGACATGAGTTCCTTTATGGTGCCTTTTGTAACCTGGAGCATGGATTCGGTGGGATGGATGGCTACGCTAAGTTCTGCAATATGCGCAGAGAGATCAGGGCCAGGCGCATCAAGGCCAAGCAGGAGCAAGAGCAGATGCAGGCCGACTTCTGGGACCGCATTGTCCTGTGGGGCGGTGGCTCGGTGATTATGGCAGTCGGCATTGGTGTTATCTGGTTCGCAGTCAATTTGATTATCAACAGGGGGGTTTGATGTTCAAGGAATTAACAACGGAAGAGATCGAGGTCCGAGTCTGGGCGGCCATTGTGCTGACCCTGGCCGGCATCCTTCTGCTCTCGGTGGTGGCAATCCTCGGGGCTGTGATCTTTGTCGAGCAAGACATGACAGCGATTGCCCCAATAGACGAGGCATTCCTCGGGATTATGAAAGACATCATGCTGCTCTGCATTGGAGCGGTGGGCGGGATCGTAGGCCGTAAGGGTGCCTACTCTGCAATCAATGCCATGAAGGAGAGAGAATAATGTTGCCCCTCGGAGCGATCCTATCTATCGGGGAGAAGGTGCTCGACAAGGTGATGCCTGACCCCAACGCCAAGGCAGAAGCCCAGGCAAAGCTGATGGCCATGGCCCAGCAGGGGCAGCTTGCAGAGCTGGAGGCGATGGGCAAAGAGATGGAGTCTGCCCGGAACCGGGAGATTCAGATTGCCACCAGTGAGGCAGCCCCATTTATTAACAAAATTGTTACTCCCGTCCTGGCCCTGGGCACTGTTGGCCTGACCTTCATCCTCTTCGGGGTGATAATTTTTGTGGATGTGGATGCCGACTCCAAGGACATCCTGATCTATGTGCTCGGTGCCCTGACCTCTGCGGTCACCATGGTGCTGGGCTACTACTTCGGCTCTTCTGCTGGATCAAAAGAGAAGAGTTCTCAAATCGACGAGTTACTGGGCAAAAAATGAACCTCTCAAAGAACTTCACGCTGGCAGAGATGACCAAGTCGGAGACTGCCCTTCGCCACGACATGGATAACACCCCTGGGGAGAAAGAGATTGGCAACCTTAAGCTACTTTGTGAGAGAGTTCTCCAGCCCGTTCGGGACCACTTCGGTAAGGGTGTTAAGGTCAACAGCGGATTCAGACACCCCGAGGTCAACGCCAAGGTTGGGGGCAGCAAGACCAGTGATCACTGCCTCGGCCAGGCCGCTGACATTGAAATACCAGGGGTGGCCAACGCAGAGCTTGCAGAGTGGATCAAAGACAACCTTGAGTTCAGGCAACTGATCCTGGAGTTCTACACCCCAGGCGTGCCTGACTCAGGTTGGGTCCATGTTTCCTATGTTCTTGAAGACAACAAGAAACAAGTAATGACGGCCACAAAGAAGGATGGCAAGACAGTCTACTTGCCAGGGTTGGTGGCTTGAGCCTCGAGGTGATTGCGCCTGGCCACCATGGCCTTGGTGTGGACCAGCTGCATCTCCGGGTCTAGCCTAGCAATCACCGCTTGGTTTGCGGCCTTTAACTCCGCAAGTTTTTTGAGCCTAGTTTCCGGGGTGGCCTTGCCAGAGGCTGCCACCTTATCGGCCAGCTCCTCATAGGCCTTGGCCCATTCCTGGTAATTTTGGCACGGCCTGTCAGGATTGCCAGGAACCCCGAGTGACCAGGTGGTATCGACCACCTCGACGATCTCAATGCCTGCGTCTTCAAACTGCTTGGTGATCTGCTGGACCAGGCTGGCCTCTGCCACCGGGGTCAGCACCTCATCCGTGCGGCTGGCGGCCTCCTCCTGCAGCTGCTGGTTGACCTCCTCGACCTCTGCGTACTCACGCTGTGGGTCATTTTGCTCAATGTCCTGACTGATTTCACTCATTGCAATGGCATCCAAAGGGTTGCGGGGTTTCGGTGGGGTGATGTCCTTGGCTGGGCGTGCCTCATCCGGGAAGTCCTGGGCCTCCTCGGCCGTGATCAATCCCTTGAGAACATCAGGGAAGGCATCCCGCAGGGCGAACCCTCGGGCACGCATCTGGAGCATCCGCTTGGGATATGCCTGCCAAGGCCCCTGCTTGCCCCATAGACCGGCTCTCTTGGCATCCTCGACCGAGAACTTAGCCACCACCGGGGAGCGTCCCTTACGCTTGGCTACGCAGATTGCGGTGGGGTTGGCCGTGCCCTCGCCCTCGATGGTCTCCTCGATGCCCTCGCATACCGGGCTGGCCTGCACCAGTGCCATGGCTGCATCTCCGTATACGCTGGGCTTGCCATTGATGACCGAGATATTCTGCAGGGCCTGCAGGGGTGCCAGGCCAATCTCCCGGCCCCACTGCATAGCCACCAGCACATCCTCGGGTTTGCCCTGATACTGCCGGGGCACCATCTGGGACTTCGACAGCATCTCCGAGAACTGCATGGCCTCGGTCAGGGTGGTGGGGGCGAACCCCTGTTGCACGATATTCGACATTCTCATTCTCCTAAGTAGTAAGGTCTCTTCCAGAGCATCCGAATGGACTCGGTTGCCCCCATCTCTTTGAGCTGCGATGGTGTCCAGTTGCGGCCACCGGGTGACACAAAAATGCCCTGATTTAGGTAGTGCGGCACAAAAATGATGTCATTGAGCACAAAAACCTTCTGGGCGAATTTTTCTGCCATCGAACCGCTCCAACCTATGCCGGTCCACTTCATGCTGTGCGCTCCTTGATGGTGAGGGTTGACTGACGGACAGAGCTGGCCTCCTTGGCCGGCACCACCCGCTCGGGCTGGGCCTTGTAATGGCGCATTGGCCAGCGCACTTCCCAGTCAGCGCAGCGGCCCACAGTGGCATCCCGCATCATGTTCTTGAGGTTGGTCTCGGCACGCTCGACCACCTCTTCCATCCGCCTGATCTCGGACTTGGCGAAGGTGATCTGCCCAATGAGCTGGGTGGCCACATCATTGTCCAAAGTGACCACTTTATCCTCGGCCTCTGACCAGGTGCGGTCGGCATCCTTGGTGTTCTTGGGTGGGTAGTAGTCAATGGCACCCTCGACCAGGTAGCGGTCCACTCTGCGCTGGAAATCAATGACGGCCTTGGCAATTTCCTGACAGGTGGCTGAGTGCTTCTTGAACAGGAAGACACGCAGGCGGCTGCCCTTGAAGAGCGTGCAGACTGCGCCCCACTCGGCACCAATGATGTCCATCTGCGCCTGCAGCTGCAGCGGCCCCTGGTACAGCGGTGGGCTATCGGTCGGCTCGATGGCCGTCAGCTTGGCCTCCATCACGCCAACCCCATTGAGGGCAATCTCATCCGAGTCCATGACATAGATGCCAGCATCCGGGTTGTGCTTGACCACCAGGCCATTGCCGTCTGCAGACCCGTCGAGGCTGCAGGCCAGCTTGATCAATGGGTGGAAATAGGCCTCGGTGTGATCGAGGTTGAGGTTATTGAGGCCAATCCGCAGGGCTGCCTGCTCAAGGATGGTGGTCTCCAGCAGATTGCCCCAGTCGGCCGGCTCGGAGTCTTCCAGGTCTGGGCGAGGGATGCCCTTGGTGGCATCAATTGCACGCATCAGACAATCGTTGGGTGATTGATACGGGCTGTGCCCCATGATGGCCGGCACGATGCTGGCCGATGCCATTGTGTCGGGGGTGACTTTACCTACCATTTTTCTTCTCCTTGGCTAGGGTGTACCGGGCAAAGCTCTTGCCGTTCTCGGTAACCATTGTGGAAACGATATTGTGACCCTGCTGACGCAGCTCCCGCACCCTTGCAGCCAGGCGCAGGCACCCACACCCCTGCAGGGCCTCGATGGGGCTGAGTGGCCCCTTCTCCAGGGCCTCTAGGACCCATTGGTTCTGGCTCATGGTCAGGCCC